AAGAACAACCAGAACAGCTTGCAGAAGAGATAGAAAATCAATTTGGGTTTAGTTATGTGGAATAGAATATTTTTATTTGTGTTTATGCTGGTTTGTTGTCAAAAAGCCGAAGCTTCCGAGGGAAAGTTCACTTTCATCCAACAGGGAACTCAAGCACCCTTCACGGGCACCCTATTTGACCCGGCAGCAACTGCAAAAATCATGGCCAATAGGAAGTTCCTAAAAGAAGAATATGAGCTTAAGCTGGCCTTTGAGCTGCAAAAAAGACAAAAACAATTTGATTTAGATATCTTACAACTTCAAATAACTCTGGACACCCAACGTGAAGGTTTTCAAAAAACTCTTGAAGTTAAAAATAAAGAGATCGAGCAACTAAATAGGATTATAGCAAAGAAGCCCGGTACTAACACTTTGGTGTGGGGAATTATTGGAGGATTTGCAGTCGGCGTTGCCACAACTGTCGGCATAACTTATGCGGTGAACAAATGAAAAAAGATTTAAATGATATTGCTAGGTATGAAGTAGCCATTTCTAAGAAATATGGAAAGGAAGCTATTAAACACCCGAAAGCTGATTGGGATGACGAAAAAGAAAAAGAGTATCAACAACAGATTAGAGATTTGTATGAAAAAGAAAAAAAGCAAGAAGAAAAAAACGAAAAAATCGAAATGGATGGTTTTTTAATTTCTAAAAAACTATTTAATAAAGATAACAATAGAAATTGCCCTGTTTGTCAATCTTATTCTTTTGAATTAAGGGATGATGTATACATGGCAAAATTTGATTGTTGCTTTAAATGCTACATACAATGGGTCGAAGGCCGAGAGGCCCGGTGGGAAACCGGATGGCGACCGGGAGATAAAAATGAAAATCACTAAATCAAGATTAGTAAAAATTATTAAAGAAGAAATCACTAAAGTAATCACAGAAGCCAGAACAGATGATAGGCCAGATAGGGAAGAAGAGGACGACGTTACTTATGTTGATGGTGTCGCAACCACAAAGCCTGGTATTGGTGGTATCCCCGATAAAGCAGGTACCGGTTCTGATATGGGCGGTGACTTTGGTATCTATGGTAGAAAAAGGCAAGTAAAAGGCAATCCCTATAGAGAATTCAATGCAGTAGAAATGGCAAAAGATATGAATATGACACTAGAAGATCTTTTTGATGTGATGGGAGTGGAGGATGCCATGGATCTATTCAATTTGTTGCCACCAAATACATTCATTGGTTTAATCGGCGATAGAGAAGTGTACTGGGCAGGCCCAAATCAAGAAGGTACACCAAGTGGATACAAATTTTGGTCTCGAAAGAAAAGAGATGATATGGCATACGGCGAATAATTAAAGGAAATAAAAAACATGGCTACAACATTAGAAATAATTCAAGGAATTAACCAAGCTGCAGCAAATGCTTATGATGGCTCGCATGATAAAAGATTTGTCACAGGCGATGCCAAAGAAATCGGTCTGAGTCGAGAAGAGGGTTGTCCAATTATGGACAGTCGAGTCTCGGATGGTTTTGGAGTAAAAATTATTGGAGACATGCTTCAAATTAACTATGAAGCCAATGTTAGACTTAAAGATGTCTATGCAAATGGATTTGAAGAAGAGTGTGACCGTAAATTGCACTCCATAGCAGACTTCCTAAAGAAGGAGTTTAGGCTTATAACCGGAAGTACTCTTTCTTTAACTCCCCAAGGCGAGTGCCATTGTCTGGTCCAAAACACCTCTAGAGTCAGAACTTTTGTTATGGCTCATAGACTTTTTAAGATTAATGGCATGCAAGGTGTCGAAACACTGGGAGAGAGTATTACTGATCCGATTGATGTGAAATATCAAAAATTTTTAAAAGAAGGATCCTTTGAATAGAGGGTGGTATGTCTTATACACTATCCAAAAAAGAGATAGTAGCTGAAATATTAAAATGTGGCAAAGACCCTGTTTATTTTATTGATAACTACGCCAGAATATCTCATCCCATCGAGGGCCTGATACCGTTTAAAACATATCCGTATCAAGCGGATTTATTACACGATTTTAATGATTATCGTTTTAATGTTATTTTAAAGGCTCGTCAATTAGGTATTTCAACCATTGCAGCCGCCTATGTTGTGTGGCTAATGTTGTTTCATCGTGACAAAAATATTCTTGTCATGGCAACAAAATTCAAAACCGCCTCGAACTTAGTAAAAAAAGTCAAAGCTATTATGAAAAATCTTCCAGAGTGGATTGTTATTTCAGAAATTTCTATTGACAACAGATCTTCTTTTGAGCTTTCTAATGGATCTCAAATTCAAGCAGCCTCAACCTCCGGAGACGCCGGCCGCTCAGAGGCTCTTTCGCTTTTGGTAATCGACGAGGCAGCCCACGTAGAAAATTTAGATGACCTGTGGGCCGGCCTGTATCCTACTATATCCACAGGTGGTAGGGTTATCGCCTTGAGTACACCAAATGGAGTGGGTAATTGGTTTCATAAAACTTATTCAGAGGCAGCTGAAGGAACCAACGATTTTCATCCGATTAACTTACCTTGGGATGTACATCCCGACAGAGATCAGGAGTGGTTCGATAAAGAAACTCGCAATATGTCTCGCCGCGAAATAGCCCAAGAGCTTGAATGCAATTTTAACACATCAGGCGAGTCAGTTATTCACCCTGATGATATTGCCTGGATAGAAAGCACAGTTTGTGAACCAAAATATCGTACTGGTTTTGACAGAAATTTGTGGATATGGGAACAATATCAAGCGGATTGTACTTATTTATTGGTTGCAGACGTAGCACGAGGAGATGGCGCAGATTATTCAGTATTTCATGTTATAAAATTAGAGACTATGCAAGTGGTTGCTGAATACCAGGGAAAACCTAATTTAGATATGTATGCAAATATTTTAATGCAGACAGGAAAAGAGTTTGGTAATTCTCTTTTGGTAGTAGAAAACGTCGGGATTGGAATATCGGTACTAGAAAAACTTATTGATTTACAATACCCTAATTTATATTACTCTATCAAAGGATCTCACGAGTATGTAGATGGATATCAGGCAGAAAATAACAGTTCAGCAGTTCCCGGATTTACCACATCTTCCAAGACTAGGCCACTAATAGTAGCAAAATTGGAAGAATTCATTAGAAACAAACTAATTAAGGTACAATCGGTTCGCTTTTCGAATGAATTGCGAACTTTCATTTGGCACAATGGCAAACCTCAAGCGATGAGAGGATACAATGATGACCTAACAATGGCGTTAGCAATCGCATGCTGGGTCCGAGACACAGCACTCACCGTGAATCAAAGAGAGGCAGACTACAAAAAGGCATGTTTAAATTCAATTATAAAAGTCGATACAAAAGTTAATACAACCATCCCCGGCATGCAGGGATACAACAGGAAAGAAGCCCTAGACGATAAAATGTTTAAAGCAAAGCAAGATTATGAAAAATATTCATGGCTCATTAAAGGATAGAAAATGGCTGATAATAAAAAAAACCCCAATAACCCACAATCTGAATTATATAGAAGATTAACCAGATTATTCTCTGGACCAATAGTAAACTGGAGAACGCAGATGAATCGAAAGATTCGTCGAACTGCTCTAGATAAATATGCTACAGACTTCAGATCTGCAAGTGGGCAACAATTCAAGAAAGCGGAATATTCACCTTTTGACGTCATGAATTCAAAAATTATGGCACAACAGAATAGGACTGAAAGGTATATTGACTATGAGCAAATGGAATATATGCCAGAAATCGCGTCTGCTCTCGATATATATGCTGATGAAATGACAACACACTCCGCTCTTTCACCAATGATGCATATTGATTGCCCCAACGCAGAAATTAAATCAGTTTTGCAGTCTTTGTACGAAAATGTTTTAAATATTGATCATAACTTATTTGGTTGGTGTCGCTCCATGTGCAAGTTCGGAGATTTCATTCTTTATATGGACATTGATGATAGATTCGGTGTTAAGTCAGTTATTCCTATTCCTCTCCGTGAAGTCGAAAGAATGGAGGGTGAAGACCCTACAAACCCAAATTATATACAATACCAGTGGAACTCTGCTGGCATGACTTTTGAAAACTGGCAAGTGGCACACTTTAGAATCTTGGGTAATGATAAGTACTCTCCATATGGAACTTCTGTTTTGGACCCAGGCCGCAGAATCTGGAGACAGCTAGTTCTCATGGAAGATGCAATGATGGCTTATAGAATCGTGCGATCTTCTGAAAGAAGAGTTTTTTACATCGATGTAGGAAATATTGCTCCCAATGACGTTGAGCAGTTTGTTCAAAAAACAATTACTTCTATGAAAAGAAATCAGGTGGTAGATGCCAATACAGGCCGCGTGGACTTGAGATACAATCCTCTTTCTGTTGAGGAAGATTATTTTATACCCATCCGAGGCGGAGAATCTTCAAAAATAGAAACTCTTGCGGGCGGACAGTTTACTGGTGACATCGACGATGTAAAATATTTAAGAGACAAGATGTTCGCCGCCCTAAAAATTCCAGCTCCTTATTTGTCAAGCGGCGATGACGCAACAGAAGATAAAACCTCTTTAGCACAAAAAGACGTTAGGTTTGCCAGAACAATCCAAAGGCTACAGAGAGCAGTAATATCGGAACTTGAAAAAATTGGTATTGTCCATCTTTATACTTTAGGTTTCAAAGGCGATGATCTGGTTAGCTTTAGATTGAGATTAAATAATCCATCTAAAATCGCCGAATTGCAAGAGTTAGAACACTGGAAAACTAAGTTTGATATAGCAGGAGGTGCTACAGAAAATTTCTTCTCAAGAAGGTGGATAGCCCAAAACATTTTTAATTTATCAGAAGAAGAGTTTGTGCGAAATCAACGCGAAATGTATTCAGATAGAAAATATGAATCAGAATTG